TTCTCCAATGTATTTATTCTATTTTCTTGATCTTGTTCTTTAGCTTGTTTGTTCTTTTCAGCTTCCTTTCTTGCTTTAAACAAACGATATTCATTATCATTTACGTTGATTATACCATGAGATTTTGCGTCTCTGTACAATCCTGGGTTGTCTTTAACAGGTATATACTTCATAGCTACTCCTCAAGAGCAATAACAACTAGCTTTTTAACTCTTGGAATTCTAGCTGGATTTCCACCACGCATTACAATTTTAATTTGAACTGCACTAAATGATGGAAGACCTTGAATATTGGCTTCATATGCTGAAAACTCTTCCATATCATCGTTCGGTGATGGAATAGTAGTTACTAATTCACCATTTTTGTCCAAATTAAATTCAGCCAAAGTCCAGTTTGTATTAGTTATATCCGTTGGGTCATCAATTTCTTTTACACGATAGTATAAGTCTATAGTATTAGATGAATGTCGATATGCATCAAACATTACTTTTAATGCATTAGAAGCATTAGCCAAGGTCAAAACTTTTGACAAATATTTTGCCGAGACGCTTCCACTATTAGGTGCTATTTCGTCAATATATCTGTCCTTTTGCACTAAGGTAAAAGACGAGTTTTGAAATCCTTTAGCTTGTTTTGGTCGATGATCAACTACAATTTCGCATAAACATGGTTTTCCTGAACCCATGTCGTCGTCGTCAATAGTATTGTCAGGAGTATAATTTACCTCTAGTACATAAACATCAGCACAATTTCTGTCGCCTGTGGCTCCTGTAATAGTTATTAATTTGCCAATATCTAATTTTGCCAAGTGTCTTGCCACAGTATCATCAAATGTTTTAATTCTCATCGGAGGTGGCTCTGCTAAAACAGTTGAGCTTGAAGATCCTGTGTCAAACCCAGCATTAATGGTCATGGAAATATTGCTAGAAATAGAAACAACAAATCTTTCTTCGCCGGTAGTAGAATCCTTTATTACATCTCCAGGAGAAAGCTCAGTTAAAAATTTTGTGCCAGTTCCTGTCACTGATGTTCCATTTGATAAGTCTAGAGTCCCTGTCAGAGTTCCTGTAGAGCTAGTAAAATACACTTTGTTACTAAGATCAGATATTAAAGGAACAACAGTAGGTGGCAAACACTGAAACAAATCATAATCATCATTTATTACACAATTAGGATTTACAGATGATCCGACAGGTATGTGTCCCGTAGGATTATCAATTCTATTTGCAGAACACACAACGCTAAATCGTGATTCATCCAAAACAGGAGACAAATTAGGATTACTTGAGCTTAGTATTGCTCTAACTTGAATTGATTTTTCACCACCCAAACTACCATCCGCTTGAGATGGACCTGGTATAGTATCAAGAGGTGTGTGTTCGTTAATATAAGAGCTAACGTGCATAGGACGATCAAACACAACCATATTATTAGGTGAAATATTAATTCTAGGTAGTATTTCATATGGTGTATTGGTATCTTCATTTACTCCCTGACTACTGGTAGTTTGAAGATTCCATTTAACTGTGGTTTGGGGCAATTCAAGAGCAGTTGTAAGCAACATTAGCTCATCGCATCTTACGTTAGATGTTGCAGTAACTCCTGCTCCACCAACTTTTCCATTGGACGTTGGTTTGGTCCACAAGTCAGGAGCTATAGTGGCACCGCTACTATAAGGTTGATCGGGATCTAAACTTAAATCTATCAAATAGCTATCTAATTCAACTTTTGTGATCCAATGTCCACTAACTCTATTCATTACATTTCTGCCGCTATTAGTGTCGTCATCATATCTGTCATCACGACAAGCAAGTCCTAATAAATCTCCAGAAACATTTTGAAAAACAACTTTACTACCTATTGTGTGCCCGTGTCCGGGATGTATAACACGAACTTTTAAATTATTTTGAGTAAATTGAAATGGATCTCGTGTTAGCACATCTAAAGGCAAATCACCATTTACAAAATCAACTTCACCAGTTCTTTCGGTTTTAAACTTGGCTTTCCAAATTTTAAACTTAATATCTATTGTTTGATCTGGTGTCCAAGAAATACCATTTTGCGATTTAAAATAAACACCTTGAATATAAGGATCTTTTTGTATAGGATTTGAAGTACCAATTTCCGTATTTACTTCACCAATATTTCTAAATGCATCTACACCATCACGACCAGTAACATCAGGTCCAGATTGAGCAACCCAAACATTATACTCATTACTGTCAGATAACAAAACAAAACAGTAGCTGGTATTTTGCGCCACGTAAATTGGTGATTTAAATGTAAATCTAGTAGGAATCATATCTAAGGCAGGATTAGTAGATATGAAACTAACACCATCTTGAATAGTATTACCAGAATCTGCTTTAATTTCTGTTGTGTTTGTCCAAGGTCCTTTTGTGATACCTTCCACTCCTGTGGTATTCCCAGTTACAGTCAATCTTTGCCCATCAAAATGATTGATAACAATTTCATCAGCATCTTTTACAACTTCACCCATGGGCAAAACTGTAGTTGATGGATTACCTCCCGGCGCCAAATCTCTTAATTGAAGTATTACTGGCGATTGAGGTTTATTAGGATCTGAGGGCTTTTTATAGAAGAAAACATCGATTGCGGTAATAAAACATCCACCTTCATCATATACGAAAAAGCTCTCCGAAATAGGATCTCTAGGACAAGGACTTCCCCACTCTAGCATAGATCCTTCGGTAGAAATTGGTCCTAAATTTCTTGAAACAGAAGTAATGTTTAGTGTTGACGCTCTTGTTGAATATGTGGTTTTTTGTTTTGTTGTTACCCATCCTGTAGCATGATATTTTGCTTCTGCGAATGATGCTGGAGGTGGGTTTGTTTGATTGGATGTAGAAGTAGTAAGTCTGAATGCCTTGGTTCCAGTTTTAAACTTTACAGATGTGTCATTAGGTATCTTAAAAATTCCTTCAATTCCTCCCTTAGAGTTACAAACAAGAGGATCACCATAATTGCCATAAGTACCATCGGCTTTTTTCGGTTTGCAATAGTCTTCAACATTAACACCATCAAAAAATGGGTATAATGTGGCTCCGGGCATAAACGCTTTTCCGGAGAATTCGATTTCTCGACTTCTCATGTATTCGGCTAAGCCCATATCAATAACTCTATCTCCCATGTCCACAGGAGTAGTCATTCCTAAATCAACTAGCTCGCTCTGCACGCCAGTTTGTATTTTTTCTCCAGAAAGTCCAACGGTTGTTTTTAATTCGTCAGAAATTACCGAAACTCTACCCACATCTACGGGCTGACCAGCATTTACATATCCCTCAGGCGCCAGAATGATAGGTTGACTATTCGACCATTTTAATTTGTCGTTATCCTTTTTTGGAGCCAAAGGTTTGGATTTATTTCCTCTTGCTGGTGGTTTATGAGAACGTGAATTACTTTTAGTCATAGTTACTTATTCTTTTTCTTTTTTCCACCTTTATGACCACCCACCACTGCTCTGCCTGCTCTTTGATGTGCATTTTGAGCTGGTTTTCCAGGACCATTTGTAGTGGATTTTCCTTTTGATCCTTTATCTCCTTGCTTAGGAGCCGAAAGAGCATTGGCATTATCACTCTTTTCTTCTTGTTTTCTTTCTTTAACTTCCTTAATTCTTTGTTCAACCACTGAGTGACCGGCAATAATTACTTTTTGTCGTCCTGTTGGAACTTGATTTATATCAATTCCAGTCCAATTATTAAATGTGGCTCCATAGCTAGTAGTTATTCCTTTTCCGTTACCCATACTAGCTTTAATTAAGTCGTATGCGCCTTCATCCACCACATTATGCGGCTCGGCCCAAACATCAGCTTCTTTCCACTCATCAGACCAAGGGCTAATATCAAGCACACCCACATATGTAAATACCGCATATGGATTAACATTAGAAACTTTACTAGCTTTGGGTTGATCTAACATGACAACATTTTCATATGGTAAAGTATATATTTCGCCCGTTTTTTGATACCATTTCTTAACTCGTCCTTCTTGTTCTTGATCGAAAGGATTCTCATATATCAATTCGGCTTTTTCAAATAACTCTACATTTATTCTTTGTGGTTGAGGTCGTAGCTCTTGTCTCTCAGTATCTATACAAGCCCTCGCCCCTGAATCCCAGCTATAATCTCCAGCATCATGAGAGCCGAAGTTATCGACCATAAATCCATTTTTAAATTTGTTTTGACCCGCTGCATCTGGAATAACCAACTCAGCAGTTTGTTTTTCCAATAATGATAGAGATGTATAATATTCTAAATTTTCTATGCGCTTCTCTAATTTACCGATGTCTCTCATGGTATAGCGGCGATTATCAACCATACTAACTGCACAGTCCGAGGGATTTGCAGTATATGGTCTTAGCAACAGATTTGCTATCGTCATTCCTGTAGCGGGCTCATCTGGATTTTTAGGATTTATTTCCGGTATACCTCGTTTGACTACAAATGCACCAGATTTGTCCAAATATAGTTTATCTGCACGAGCCTCATAATGATGATAATCGCATCTAACGGATCCTTTTGGTGGTTCCAAATAAGTTTTAAATCCAGCCGAAACGCCAATTTGTGTTAGACCATCATCATCAATCACTCTCGGGCGAAAATCTAAACAGCACGCCAAATCATAAGTTTCGCCACTGGAATTAGTAAACATAGGAATATCTTCATATCTAAGCTCGGCTGTAGCACCCTCAGTATTATAAGAATCAACAGAAAAATAACCTCCTGTAGATCCTAGAGTATGATCGAAGTAATCAAACTCAACTCTTATTTTTCCAGTGGCTTTAGGAACACCACTTTTTCTTATAGCACGACCAATATCATAATAATAATCTCTTTGTCCACTATCTAGTGTGTAAAGAGCGGTGACATTTATATGTCCATCTGGCAAATCTTCATCGCTACAATCGCTTGGCTCTACACTAAAATTTGGTGATTGAACAACTCTACTAATTCTAAGTACATCGGCCTTTTTTAATGAAATAATATTGGCATCGGATTCTACCACAACATACGGCCCACTATATCGATGTTTAAGTTGAGCTGGAAAATATTGAAAAGAACCAGAGCGCAAAATTTTTGTTCGTTCTAAAGATGCATTATTGGTTTTTTGAATTGTTGCTATAATGTATAGAGTCTTGCTTTCCGAAGATTTTGTGTAAATATTAATGGTATTCCCTACAATTTTTAATACGGCAGTATTAGACGGAATAGTAGTGCCATCAGGAGCACCCGCAGCAGGACCATCATAAGACTGTAGCTGCATCCATTGACCATTATTTTTGTTAATAATGATATAATCATTGATAGAAAATGGTGAAAACAACTCATCTGTAGTTAGAGAAACTGATGTAGTGCCGGTGGTTACCAAATCACTGGCGACAACTCTACGAACGGTTAATACAGTATCTTTTGCCGATGGGTTAGGTGCTCCTTGAGATCCACCTCTAACAGTTTTTATCGCATCATGAGGAAGTTTGTAAACTAAAGAAGATCCCTCTTGTAATCCTTGGAACTGGACATAAGAAGCCTCAATAACAGACCCCGGCAGTATGCTGCTGGCTCCCGATAAGTAATTAACCAGTAATTGATTATCATTTTCTGGGTTGGCTGTAACTCTAAAGTAGGATGCGTTTACACCCAACCCTACTCTAACAACATCGTTAGCGATAATAACATTTGTTTGGTCGTTTTTCCACGATGTTCCTGTGCCGACTAACATATATGTTGATGTTGTGTTTAGTGCACCAGTAACGTCTGTGATACCGTCTTGATTTTTAATTGAAACTGAACCAAATAATCTGTAATAATCAGGAGAACAATTACACTTAAAGGTTGGATTTCCTGAGTAAACACTCTTTAGTTGTGATAAAGACTTGTTAGCATCCGGTTTAATATCAAACAAATATAATTTGTATGTAGCGGATGAGGTGGATGACGCCGTAGATAATAGCTCGACAGCCAAAACTCTTGCTGTTCCTATTCTTGATGTAGAACTGCTTCCTCCTGGATTATTTTGCTGAGTCTTAGGTGTGTTGTGCAGCTCAATTAAATCATAATTTTGAAGCTCAGGAACTCCTTCTACATCAGTCACTATTAAGTATGTTCCAAGAGGTGTATAAAGAGCAGAATTGTTTTGATACTTTAATGTTCTTGCTCTAGGAATATCTACAATCGTTGTGAATATTTTCTCAATTTCGTATCCTTTAACGTAGGCTTTTCCTGGTTCAATTTTTAAAGATACTCTATCTCGACAGAGTGTTAAAAAGTCCTGAAAAGTTCCATCTTTTTTAGTTGGATACCAAGCATCTTCATATTGTACTCCGCCCGCAAATGGGCCTTCAGCTTCAACATCTTCATTATAAATGGGCAATTCAAAAAATTTATTTGCCAATAATATAGCGGCGTCTTTACTAGAACACTGAAACTCTTCTAGAGGATGAGCCCCACCTAAATTACCTTCTCTCAAGAAATTTTCTACAGAGACTATGAAAGGATTAACAACATAATCACCAGATTCATCAAAAGTTCTTCTAGCAAGAGTGTGTTCTAATATTGAGTAATCAGTATTAACTACTCGCTTTCTTAAAGTACCATTTACTAGAGCTAATAGAGGAACAAAGTCGCCTGCGGTAAAGTTTATATCTGGAGCCTGAAATATGTCGGCAGAAATTTTTAAACGATCTGCACCCGGTGCAGAAAAATTTGGAGTTCCGATGGCATTATCATACAAAGTATCATCATCATCGGCAGTAACTACAGATTCCGTTACTTTTAGTCCCACTAAAGCTGTGGGTGGTTCTAACCAAGCGGCATCATCATCAATATCTCTAGGTTGAATGAAAAGTTTTTGCTGCTCTACAAATACAAAATTTCCATTAAAGAAATACACACCCTCAGCAACTATAACACAATGAGCAATTCCTATTGCTTCGTCTTTGTTTACTATATTTGCTGATATAGGAGTTTCATCAATAGTAGTTATTAATTGATTCTTTAAAAATTTAGTATTGTCACCACTATTATCGGCTCTTAGATAATTAAGAAACAGTCTTGCTTCACCACTAGAATCTGGAGGCAAAACACCAACAACCTCGGCTCTTATATCCAGAGGTTCACTTAAACTTTTTATTGTTTTTCCTAACCAGTATTGATTTAATTGTGTTAGTGTGGTGGCTAAATTTCCATCAGTCCCGGCTATTTTAATAAAACCATAATTATTGATGTATTTTACACCTTCTTTGTCACCAGGAATTACCTGTGCTCCTTGCTCGAACAGATGAGCACCAACTCTTTCAATTTGCTTTTGAAGTAAAGATTGAAGTTGATTTAATTCTCTGGTTTGAATTGCTCGACCTGGACGAAATAAAATTCGATAGAACTTTTTATTCTCGTCATAATCATCATAATATGGATATTGATTCAGATTTACTTTTGTCATAGTGTATAATTATTTATCACTAAAATTCTATAATTGCCTTGATGTCTTCAACTTGATCCGATGAACGCAAAACGGGTCTTCGATTTTCAAGATATAAAATTTCTCCCTCAAACTTTTTAATTTCTTCAGAAATCACTCCAGAAGGTTTAATTGTACCTTCACAGCCCGAAGTTTCTCCAGTAACAGAAAGTCCCGAACTAATTGTTCCATATCCAGTTTCTGGTGTTTGAATATAGGTCAAAGCACCTTCACTTAAAACTGTGGTAGAAGGAATATAATCTAACACCTTGGCTTTAATTATATTTCCTGATGCACCTTCCATGGAAATTATCTCATCAGAACGAAACAGCCCGTTGGTTCCGGATGAAATTCCTGTTAGTAACAGTTTTTTTGTGGCGATTAGTGTTGCTTTTGTTGCTAATTTACCATCATCTTTATTCTTAACGTTTCTAATTATACCAATTTGTCGATAATCATTATTAATAGGAAAATCTCCTGCACCCTCGGAATACTGAAGTTTGGCGTTTAGCATCACAAAGTATGCACCTAAATCTTTTTCAGGATCTTTTCCTAGTCCTTTGACTGGAGATAAAACTGCTCTAACTCTTGCTCCTGTTCCACCTGCAGAATTTACTAATGTGGCTTTAACGTATGTGGCATTAGAGCCTCCTGATAATACTAAAATTCTACTTACTTTATCACCAGTTAAAATAGGTTTTGCTTTTACCGCAGTGGTGCCGTTGGATTCCAATCGCAATTCCGGTAATATTTGATATTGCGAATTTGATGAAACTTCTATAACACCATTTTGAGTTTTCCAACTGGAAGTTAAAGTTATTTTTACACCATCATAAGATTCAATTTTGTATACTGATCCTTGACCGTCACCAGCGACGATGTGTATTTCACATCCATTATAATGTCCAACAGAACCGCTAGGTTCGGCACCACCAGTTAGTGCAGAAAGACTGGCTTGTCCTTTGACAACACCACCTTCGCTAATATTTGTAGGGCTGGTTAATTTACCAGAATGAGTGCGAACAAAGCCTGATCCCTGAGCTTCAACGACAAATGATAATACAGCACCGGGAGTAGCATCTTCTTGAACGTCCCATTGATATGATCCTGAGTTGTCATCTTTAGTTAAAGTTTTTACAGGAATCCAACTGTCTGTTAGAAATCTAACTATATCAGATTGCTTAATTCTAGTAATATATTTCCAAACATATCCATCAATATCAGAATAATCTACCAAATCCGTAACGGGATTTTTTCTCACAGGCTTTTCGGTGCTAGGAGAATTGTTGCCATTTTCTAAACACACAAATACATCAAACTCATCAGTTAATACATAAAAACTTCCTGCATATAAGTTTCTGGTGCTGGCCTCACTGGCTCTCTCAGGAGTAGGCTGTCGATATAAGTTAGAATCTTTGTCATCAAAGATGGCATATACTGTGCTTCCTGAAGAGTCCCAATCAAATCTAGGAACAACCAATGACGCTGTGGTTTCGGTAATCTTTTTTAAACCTAGCATTTCATCCCAAATTCTAGCTTCTTCCTCCATAGTATCTTGAGGAGGAACAGGATACAACTCATCATTTTGCGACCCATCACCCCAAACTGTGGGTTTTCCTACAAAAAGATAGTGATTTCGATCTTGTGTATGTCCACCGATAGCGTTTTTTAGCCCAACAACAGAATCGTTTTTAATTAGTGTGTTATCTTGACTGTCGGATGTTCTATCAAAAGACCAAGTTAAATTTAATGTGGCCTGACCTTGCTGATCATTAGCGAAACTACCATCATCATTAATAGTAATATTATTATTCAATGGCTGAGTGCGAGGATGACCAGTGAAGTTCTCCAAAAAATCTCTCGCATTTTGCAATCGAAAGTTGTTTTTAATAATCGCCGTCATAATTTATTTCCTATATTGTTATTTAGCTACATCTTTATGAGACATCCTACCAAAATTACGAACTCATTCGCTCTCGTCATCTTCAGTGATGGGTCGAGAAATAACTACAGCATCTGGTAACAAATTTGTTTTTTGGAATAATTCAGTGTCAATTTTTCGTGGTGTAAGTTTTTTATCCTCACCAAACACAGATATTGGTGTTATGGCTTTTTGGTTTCCTAAATCATTTGACGGACCAAAATAATTAGGTGTTCCTGGAAGCTCACTATTAATATGTCTAGGTGTCGCAGGTAAAGGCTCATATCTAATAAGTCTAGAAAACGGTTTATATCCGAATCTATCTCGATATATGGAATTAACAGAAGGTCCAAGAGGATGTGTTTTTGGATTTCTGTTTATGTCATGTTTAAGATTTACTGATAAATGCATCTTAGCCTTGGCGTTTACTACTTGAGAGTGCATTTTTCTTAAAAGCTCTCGACTGCGATTTGGATATTCTGATACTCCTAATTTGGCCTTGAGAACCTCTTCTGATCTGAATCCACCAAACAGCTTGTATCCTATAGGATGTATTAGAGATTTTAAGGCATTTCTATATCGAGAAATAGTCTCATTTACATAAACCACATAAGAAAATTGTTGATAGTATTCACCGTCGTGAATGTATTTTGTGGTGGACAAGTGCCCATCTTCATTCATGTAATATCCAGGATAATTAATCAGTGCACCAAGTTCAAAATTTATTAGAGCAAACTCATCTACTGTGTCACTTACCAAGACTATGTTTATAGGAGGGTTACTTAGTTTATATCCCAGTCCATATTTTTTGATGGATACTTTTTTTATTCCTCCATCCTCATCCACTTCCTCAATTTTTATTTGAGCACCTGAACCCGCATTTTGCACACTAATGTTAAACGTTTGTCCTACAGAATAGCCCTTGCCCGAAACAGCCACAGAACTTTTTATAGGAACCGGGCTAATCCTTCCAGTAATGATAGTTTTGACCCCATTTTCCAAATATTCCGCTTCTATTATTTCTTCTGGTAAAAACGGGCCGGTTATACTAGAGCGATTCAACACCAACTCGTATGCAACTGTAGAGCCTTCTCGTATAGAAAAAACTCTTTCCACAAATGCAGTAGAGTTTTTTGTCATACCTCTTATCTTTAGAGATTTTAATTTTGCTCCATTTCCCGAAAGAATAAACACTCTAAGTGTTTTATCCTGAACCCATTTTCCGTCCGAAGGCTTTAGTACATCTACTCGTGGGTAATAAAATTGAACGTCAGTGTCGTACAACATTCTAAAAAATAGCTTGTAGGATTTTTCTGTACCTCTAGCTCGATAAAATTGCTTTATATTTTTCAGCAGCGTTTTTTTGTCTGCCAAAACTGATCGAGGAATATTTGTTAAAAATTCTCTAAAAAATTGTTCTACAAAAACATCAATGCTGGTATCGATATCTTGATAATCAGGAATTCTTCGAGAGTCGTAAAGAACGTTTCTTTTGCTTTCCATCCACTGATAGTAAGATTTCATGAATTGAAGAAACCGTGGATGATCTTCAGTAACAAATTCTGGAAAATGCGATTGAATGAACGTATCTATACCTGGTAATTCCTCGGCGTTAAATACCGAAGGGTATAATACATTCAGATTAGATGTGATAGGAGACTCTAAACTTATATCACTCATGATAACTTAACTCTACTCAAGTCAATAACATCAACCAAAATATCTTCATCATCCAATAAAAGAACCTGATTTCTCAATACGATTATGTCATTCTCTTTAGGAGTTATGTGCAGATCAATATATTTCTGTTGATTAGGGATGTTAGTAACCAACAAATCTTTGATTAGTATTTCTCCTGTCTCATAATTAACGAAACCTACATTAGGATTTATGACAATTTTTTTATCATTAAATAAGTAATACAAAAATAATGTTCCAGCACCATCATCAGCCAACATTACCTTTTTATTTACATAGAAAAATTCTGTGCTATTAATAGCAGCCTCAGAATTTTTAAAATCTCCTCTGTCAATAGCATTATTTAAAACAATCTTAAATGAGTTTTGAACATCAAACGCTGGGCTCAATCGATATTTTATCTTAACATCAGTTAAATTGCTTTCTATTGAAGAGTCTGTTGAGTCGATAACATTTAGCAACTTGGAATATCTAAAATCAGAATCAAATCCAACTAATGATGTATTTTTATAATTTTTTATAGAATCATATATGGCATTTTTAAGATCATTAATGCTCTTAGAGGTTTTGTGAGGAAAATAATTTACTCGTGAGTTCACGGTCATTCTGATATATTCCGGTTCCAATAGCACCACTTCTACTGATATCAAATTTCTAGGTCTGATATAGTTATCAACTATATTTTTTCTGTCATCTTCATTTAATCCATATCCTGTCACGGGCTTAATGGCGCAGAAAACTTTTCCATACATAGGAGGATCATTATCTTCTCCTCCCCAAACTCTAATGTGTTCTATAGCAGGAATATCTCGTTTTAATAATGTTTCATAATCAGATCTTGTTACAGCTCTATTTTGCGCCTCGTATGATCTTGGTGCCAATAATTTTATTGAGTCTATAGATTCCTGAGGTGCATAAGCAGCTTGACCTCCCGCAGGCTTAATAACGTTTATTGTCATTACTCCACCTAGGTATGATCCTCCAGGCGAGTTAATTCTAAAAGATTTTGCTCCTAGTGCTTGATTTCCTGTGGGAACAATATATTCGATGTTTATTATATTTCCGTTAGCTAAAGATTTTCCTAAAATACCATCACCAAATATTAATTCGTACTTATTGTCGGAAGTCTCTTGCAAGAAGTATACTGCATCAGTTGAACTCAATAAATTAATATCATCAAACAAATTAAATACAGTAACACCAGAATTAGTAGCAGAATTCTGAACAGTAATTTTTAACGTTGATGTATCAACATTTTTATTTGGAATAATGTATCGTTGTTTGATGGCGATTGTGTTATCTACGATCCAGCTATAAGTAAATTTTTTCCCTTCTAATAGATCAACACCAGATGCAATATACTTTCTAACACCTATTTGTTTGAAATATACAGAATTTTTGGGGAAAAAACTATATCGTATATCGTTTACGCTTGTATAAAATTCTTTGTTTGCGTCGATCATCATGTTTAGAGGTGGAGTTATTCCTTCAGGAAAATCCAATACAACATCAATTTTCGCAGCCAAACATCTAGCAGATCGAGGTGTATATCCTAAGTGTTTTGCTCTTGAGACTACACTTTCACGCATGGATGCAGAGTCTAAAAACATCTCACTAGCTAACATATTTAAATAAAACCCGTTGTATGCTGTGTTGTATGCTAAAACATCTAGCAACACGGACATGGATGAACCATCAAAGTTGTAATCTTTAAATTGATCCTGTTGTTTTAGGAAATCTTTTAGATTATTCTTAATCTGTTCAAAATCCAATTCTGTGTATTTTATGTTGCTCATATATTAACGCAATCTTTCTAAAAATATATCTACAGAAGAAACTTCCGAGGTATCGTTGACTGCAAACACCAAATGAACATTATATCCCATTTCATCCGGGTCCACGGACACCTGAAGATCCAACACCGCTACTCTAGGTTCATATATTCTAATTATGTCACTGATAAGAACTTGAATACTTATTTGCGTAAGAGGATTCACAGGCTCAAACAGCAGTTGTTTTAAATTGCCACCTAAATTGGGTCTAAATGGTCTTTCGTAGGTGCCCGTCAACATTAAATTTCTTATAGAACGCTTGACTGAATTGGCATCTTTTAGTGTGTTTATATCACCCGAAACTGGATGCGGTATAAAATCAAGATCCAAGTCTGAAAATTTCTTTACCGTCTTTTCGAGACGTATCTCACCCGCAGAATCGGTAAACATTTTTCGATAGTCGTTTGTCATGAGGAAATAGCACTATAAAAATATACAATTTATTTATGCTAGTTATTGAATAGCTATGGGTTATTTCCACACTGTACTATTCCGCAGATTTTTTGGTTCTAAGATCAAAATTGATTCGATCATTAAATGGACCTGTCAAACACTGATGTCTTTCTGCTGAATCCAAAATTAAATTTTCTGCGCCTCCAGGAACAATCCAAAACATTTGCTTAGGATATTTGGCTCCAGGCTTACTCCATCTGCACATGTGTCTGATACCATCTTCAAACATATCCTGTTTAGATGGACTATCTATTAAATCTCCTGGCACATGAACTGGTCTAACAACTTCCCATTCAGTCATCTGCCCGTCTGGATGTTGAAACTTTATTACTACAGCTTCAAGTTGTCCTGTAGGTAAGGCTTCTCGCAGCTCGTGATTTGGTCCTGCTGCGGAAAGAGTAACTAGCTTTTTGTCGCTGTCAGATATAGGTTTATAAACATCACCTACTGTTCCTTTTGGAAGTAAGTATCCATATTTAGGAGATGCTTCAACGGGCTTTTCTTCTATCTTATCTTCATTATCTGCATCATTAGGAGTAGCCACAGGGCTAGAATAAGGAGGATTCGGTGCAAATACTTCTCCAGCCAAATGTATTTGTGGAGCTTGAAGCACGATCATGCTTGCTGATTGAAGATTGATTTCACCAGTAGCCTTTATGTGTACTACACTTCCTTTAGAGCACACATAAACTCCTTCTCCTGCAACTGTTCTGGTTTCTTCGCCTATTCCTGTATAAACACTTTTACCAACTCTGGTGTTTATGGACTCACCTACATTTCCATTAAGATTTGCACCAACTTGTCTATTATGATCTGATCCAGAATTTAAATTTATTACAGTTCCTGCTTTTAATCTGTATGCTTCTCCCGCATCCAAATTCATACTCTTTTTTGTGGCATTATAATAATCTTCGTATATAAAGTTATATTGAGACTTTTTAATCTTATTAACCTCAAGTCCTGTAGGATGAATTTCTCTAAATGTTCCTGATCTGTGATACCAGTGCAATCTTTGGGCACCAGGAGTGTCGTCAACTTCTATAACGTGACCTGACTCGCTTTCGTACACATGATTATATGGATATTTTGCGTTGTAGGGGGTGTCAGGCTCCGAAAACGCAAGTGGCTCCGCAGAAGAGTCTCCACCGACTCCACCGGCCTCGTATCCACCACCTTCTCCTGCATCCATCTCCCCTCGCTTGAGTGCTACGATAGTTTCTTCAATTTTTTCATTTCGACTAAGACGAGATGTTGAGGGCTCCATCAGTCGATTTTCTAGAGGATATCGTGATATAGGAGCACCAGAAACAGTTGTGCTAACTTGCCCACTAAAAAATTCTCTTTCGTTGTTAGGAACACCATCATTGTTTAAGTCCAACATTTTGTCGGCGTCTGCTTGATCGTATTTACCGTCTTTGTTTACATCAAACTTGTATGAATCAACACTGTAATCTTTTGTTAATTGTCCAAATGCTGTGTTAGAACCAGGTAGTCTTTGTCCATCACCATATTTACCAGATTTTGTGCTAGATTGTTCTTGCTCCGCATCTGGTGCTTCATCCTCTTCCAGAGGAGCCATGTCAGGTGGTCGAGGGACGTTATCGGGGGTTAATTGATCGTCAGGAGTAGGATCGCCGTAGCCACTTTCTACTCGGGATGGTTCTTCATCAATTCCGGGAATATACCCCACAACGATAGGTTTCTGTGCTTCTTTTCCGTCGAGAAAAAACCCCCAACACCAATCACCTTCTCTGGGCCCAACAGAATTTCGTCCATGATCGAGTGGTAAGGAGGGTACAGCCCAAGGAAGATCCTCGGTTGGAAGTTCTATTCTATCTTCAGTGTGCCAACCAAATATTCTAACACGAAGGCGACCAAGGAAAATAGGATCTTTTCGATCCTCAATTACTCCTTTCCACCAAATAAAGCCGTCTTTGCCAAAAAATGATGTTTCCATAGGTACAAATAGTATTCAAGCAATAATACTATTTATTACACTTTAGGAAACAGAATTATCAGCGTCGGTTTCGTCAGTCAGATCGTATGGTTTAGTGTGAAGCTCACAGGCTGTATAAACCCAAGTTTTTCCTCTTAATTTTCCTTTTTTCCCGCAAACCTCGCACACACTAGCAGACTCGTTCTCTGCTTCTTCTATCATTTTATCTACTACAGGATCATAGTGAGACATGTAGAATCTAAGAGTTCCATACTTTTCTTTAATTTGAGTAATTACAATTTCATTTGCTATTTCTTCTGGTAGAGTTTTGATATAGGCGTTTAATTTGGTGCAAAGTCCAAATAAAAGATCAAACCATCCATCATCACATTGTATAGGAAACCATCGGTAGGATTTTATTCCAGGACCTAATTCTTCAACAGTAAAAAAAGTTTCTGTACCAAACAAACTAGGTGCGGCTTCATGTAATTTTTGACACAATTCTACCCTCATAAGCTATCCTTAAATACAATCCAAATAATTGTTTGTTTCGGCGACAGTGTTGTTTCTTTTTTCTATCAACAAAAACAATTTTTGATAAAAGTCTCTAATTGCCTTAGCTCGCTTGGCATAATCAAGAAGGTTTTGCTCCTTTTTGTTTCTAAAGGCTCTGATAATATCATCTTCATCGATATTAAAAGATATTTTATTGAATACCATATCCAAAGCCTTGCAGTCACCACTACGCAGAGCAGACAAAATTTCTGGATTATCGGAAAAAAGTTGCTCGGCTTCTTTTGTCATCATTCTATTCATTTTATACATATTATACTCCAATTATTAAGAATCAAACCAACAAACAAATCTAGTTACAATATCGTCACTTGTTCTTTCCATAGCCATCATAGAACAAATAGTTGTGTACAGCGATAAGGACTCATACGGATGAAAAGTATATTTCATTAAATTCTTTTCGTCCGTGTCGTTGATAAACTTAATAAGCTCTTTCTTTTTTTTATTTGAAATTCCCGACAACTCATCATAGAATTGGATATACTCCAACAGGTATCGTTTTCTAACCATAATTAATTCATCTAAAGTCAACCAGGTTATGGAGTGATAATCAGGATCAGGAATCATGTTTTGACTATCGGGTTGTAATTTACCTCCATAATATGAAGTGTTTACTTGATCTAACTTTGATTTTGAAATTAATCTTTGTCCTAATAAATCTCTTTTTGCGGTTTCGTACTCTTCATCACCAACAACTCGTAAATAATATTCTGTGGCGCACTCCCATGAAAGTGGAGGATTAGTAGGCAATCCTCGGGTAGGAACTACGGGTGCTTCCAGTGATCTAACACCGGCGAGGAGACCAAACATCAAATAATCTCTTCCAAAATTAATCCGACCGCAATATGAATCAACAAAACATTTTCCAGTCAGCAAATCTTTTTTGGAGTAGTGCTCGATGTATGCGTGTATATCACAACCCATTTTATTACCAAAAACAGTAAATCGTGTCTATACTTTTATTATATCAATCTCTAAATTCAAAGTCAATCTTTAATGATGTGATCTTGTCTCTTTTATCTTTATCCAATTTTTGGATGTCATCGACTATTTTGGATAGTATCAATATGGTAAAATTTGATACATCTTTGGGTAATATCCACATTCCAATTAAAAATCTAATTTTTCCAAATTTTGTGGCTACGCTACTAAAGAAAAATCTTGCTAATGATGATAGATCCAACCCAAATCTATTTTGCATTTACATATATCCTCGTTCAAACATTCTGCGATCTTTTTCTAATTTTGCCAATTTTAACATTTCGGACATTTCTTTAATGTCTCTTTCCATAGAAGTTTCTTGAGAATTTTGAGCAAGCTCTACCTGCTCACACAAATACTCTATATGATCGTCTAGCATCCATATCTCTCGATTTAATTCCTCGTCTGTAAGAGAAATTAACAAGTCTCGATAAATCAAAAGTTCTGGTCGCTGTGACATACTATTCATCCTTACCAAAAAGTTTTTCTATTTCTTCAGATAATTGCATTACTCTACGATTTATTCTGCGACTCATAATACTTTCCGCAGCTTGTCTCTTACCGGTGTTTGAACCAAAAGAAAGCGCATGACGAATTTTCACCAATTCATTAATCTCGGCAATTAATTCTTGGACATCTTTTTCACTCTTTTTACTCATAATTTAATCCTCAACATCCTCGGTATCCAACACATAACAAAAAAATCCAATAGTAAGCATCGTAACAAATACAGTTAAAAAAATTAATATGTTCATATGATATCAGCTTCTAGTTAAGCCTATAATTTTTTCTATTTGCTTTTCTATCATTGGCTTTCGGTTTGGCCAATATATGTACTCTTTATCCGCAGTCTTTAGCAATTTTACCAAAAAAGGAACAATTAGCTTTTCTACTTCCAGCAATTTTTGTTTGTAAGTCTCGACTGTCTGCTCAGTTTCGGCAACAACTTTGTTATACTCTTCTTCACTGACCGCAGAAAACCCGAAATCATCTTCTGCATCAAGATAGTCACTCATTATGGTTTTAATATCTGTCATAATTAATACTCAAACATAGTCAACAAAATGCCATTATCATCGATACGATTCTTTATATCAGGCTTTTGATCATAGAATCCTATTACTACTAGGCCTCCAGGTGTCAGAGGAAAACTATCCGGTAAAGATCCTAAACTAACAGTAATAAAAACATATAGTGACAAAACAATTCTACTCATTGGACTCCTTTCTTTTACTATCAGCCAATGCTTTACGTTCAGCATCAAATGGAACATTAAATTTATCTAGCTGTTGATGCATAGCTCTAAATCTAGCTAACTCAACTTCTCTAATGGCATCCAGAGTCAACAACTCATGTCGCAATTCTGTTAAATTTTTTCGATGTGTATCCACCACATCTAGAACATATGTATTTTTAATTTCCGCATCTCGCATCTTGGAAGCATAGTGTTCTCCTACTCGCATAGAGAGTTTTACCTGAGCAATACTTTTCATCACACGCTTTCTTTGCACCTTGTTAGCATCTAAAGACTTTTTAGACTCGGTGATTGCACCACGAAGGTCTGCAATTAAGTTATCCTTTGGTTTCACTCTCATATTACCTTGCACCTAAAGAAGTTAAACAAATAAGCATAAAACTTCCTACAATATACAAAAAAAACATTATAAGGCTCCTAATATTTTAGTGGTGGTGTTACTTGCGATGATCCTACTTTATGTATGCAGTGCGTACAAGAAGGATTGGCAGCCTTACACTGAGCACAAATTGTATCAGTATTGGTAGTCCAACTTATGCCGTACGATGGGCCATTTGGTGTGAGATTATACGAACCGATATATGGATCAGAATAGTGTGATTGATTATAAATTTTTTGCTGTTCTTTATCCATCAAGTGTTGAATAAATTTAAGTATAGCACGAGATAAGTTAGTCTCGCTATATTGCTCTAGAGGTGAAGTACACTTAGGCATAGAATCCAGCTTCATTGTAATCCAACTCTTTAGTAGCTCTAAATCTTTTGTAGTATAATCCGTCATAATGTATATCTATGCTACTTTTCCTTCGTTGCGATGAATACGATCTTGTACTTGCATCAACAATCTTTTAAACATTCGCATTTGAGCCGCAATTACTCCACTGACCTCGTGTGCAGTAAGTGTACATGCATGACCTAATATTGTTACTTCCAAATCTTCGTACGGATGCTTTTCTGCCAAATCATCACTAACACGATTTAGTGTATCTAGTATTGTTTTATATTTTTCTACCAAGTCAAAATCACTAAGTGGTATTGTTACATCTAGGTCCATAAATGCTCCCTAACATCAATAATTCGTTTCAACATATTAGCATCTTCTGTACTATATTGTCTTGTTAAATTTAAATATTCTTCAAATCCAATTTCTGAACTATCCAAATCTTTTCTGTGTGGTCTAACATCATGCCACCACAAATATACTTCTAATATTTCTTTAGCTGCATGAGCTTGCTCAGGACTTCTTTGGTCTACAGGAAAACTATCATCATCAAACGTAGCTTCTAGTAGCAAGTTAGCAACACCTCGCTCACGAGAGCGAAACCATTCATCGCTACGAAACATCCAAGGCACTCGTGTCAGCACACGTTCTCTTAAAGATGGATCTTGATTATGATTTCGCCAATAACAACTGGCTTGTTCAATTTCCACATAGTCAGTAACTAGCTGCATAACAGCATGTAGCATTATGGTATCTTTATCCCAATAATTAGGCGCAAGTGTCTTTATTTTAACAATATTATATCGCTGGGTAGTACGGAAAGCGATCCAATCTATCACTCGACTACAAACTCGCTCAAATACCATCTTTAACCTCCGCTTAGTCCAAACGCTTTAGTATCCAAATATCACTATCCAAAAAGATAGTCATCTTCAGTACCCTCATCAAACCAAATTCGCACTCTAACACACAAGAACTTAACAAACAATTCACGGTATCGCTCACTCAAGTAATACTCATCAAGATAAGGCTTTCTAATCTTACACACAGGCACTAAAACCCAATGGCAAGGGTTCAGTATCACCGTAATTTCACCACCGCTATAGCTCAACCAACGCATAATTATAGCTCATTCCAAAGAAATTATCGCTCACTATTATATCTATCAACAATACTTAACCAATCACGAGCATCACACTCGTGACCCAGATTACCAAAACGGTTCTGGTACTCAAGGATTTCCTTAACAAACAATTCACGATCACTTTCACTTAATGTTTCCCAAGATTGGTGTATTTGCTCACATACGGCACCTACCACATAGGTACGACGACCTAGTGCGTATCTAAATGCACAAAACAGTATTACAGGATTTATACTACTCATGTGATAGTTTATCAAAAATTGGTTTTAATTGAGTAAACACCATAGCTGCTTCACGTTTACTTAGTCGTAGCTGATTAAGCTGTATCATAGCGCATAAACCATTTACGAAGGCTTGTGAAGTTATCATTTGTTCGTGGCGATTCATACCACGACGGTTCACACACTTTTGGTAGTATTGCTTGATTACTGTACTGGCTTCGACGGCTTTTTCGCTTAATTCAACGTTTGGTGTTTTGTGCTTTTTCATATTATTTTTCCATAAGTGAGGTTATGTGTTCTTGGTGTGCTTGTACTATTTGCTCAACCTCTTCTGCACTCTTTGGTGTATGTGTAGCAAAGCGATGCGACTCATTAAGTATTTGTTCAGTAATGATAGCAACGTCCTCCATAAATTTAGGACATACTGTTGGACCTGTAACTGAGCCTCTTAGTACGCCTGCTGCACGAGTTTGTAGCTGGATCAGGGCTACTTTTTTGAATAGTTCCGATCTTTCCTGAGATTTTTGGTCCATAGAAATTCCAAGGCCTCCGTGTTTGTGTATATTCTTATATTATAGGCTATATTAAATCTTGTCAAACAGAAAATGCTTATACAGCAATTTTGGATTTGGACAGGTTTTTAGGCTTATATGACAAAAATGGATTCTTAGTTTGGCAGTTACTTATAGGAATCTTTGTTCTTTTTATTTTCTGGCTTAAAAGTGTTTTTTAATCTCTTAAAAAGGGATTCTTTTTCTTGGTGCCTGGTGCTAGGCTATAATCACTGTGTGGCATCTTTTTAATTTTTATCTCGGCTTGCACTTCATAATATTCACTTCTAGTAGCTACACGAACCTTAAAGTCGCCACTACCGGATAATACTGGTATTTTTTTATTTAACTTATATGGGTTTGCGGATGATACCATATAGAAGTCATCACCGGCTTGCATATAATGGGCAGGTGCGGTTTTGCCCACAGTATAGTGTTCGGTTACTACTTTACCTAAGTTGTAGTTTTCTTTGCTGGCTATGTAACGATTTACACCAGGTTGGCTAAAGAACTGTTTCATAACGTGTAGTGGTACGGCACCTGGCTCTTTTAATCCAGTTTTAGTTGTAGGTATCTTTAATTTATCAAATGGTATACCACTAAACTTAGCTATGTCCTTTAGGAATTGTTTGGTCTGCTCAGAGTTATTGAGGAGATCTACTGTGTACTGTGCTGCGGGTGTAGTATAGGTGGTGTGCCATTTGCCGTCGGTGTAGTACACACGAGGGTTAGAAAGATTATCGGTGTGGTTCATTTTTACTTCAAACCAAACTTCTTTCCGATTGTAAGTTACTTTTACGTCGGGGTAATCGGTACCTACTTTGGGTCTTTCTGCTTTAACGCCTGGTATTTTGTCAATATTTTTGGCGACATCCTTCTCGTACTTATCAGATTTTGCACTCATGCAGTTAATGTGGTAAATAATTAAGTTGGTTATTTTTATTTATCCTTGAATATACTAATACTTGCAGGCTTTAGAATAGCCGTCTATTTTTTATTTAATTATTTTTTAAGTATTTGAGGAAACTAAGGATCCGGAATATGTCTGTTAAAACAAGTATTCCGGAATATCTTTGGAATGATCTGGTATTATCTAAGATCGGTGGTATCGGGTATTGGCACCTAGTGCATCTAGGAGATCTTTGTCGGTCTTAAATACACCAATTTTATATGGTGCACCTTTCTTGAACTGATAAGTTTCACCACTGGCGGATACTACGGCTACTAAGGGTGCGTTACGTTTGGGATCACCACGGAATACTAACTTTCCACCGTCGTGGTTCTTAACAATAGTAAGGGCACTGGAATTCTGTGCTTCTTGTATCTTTGCTAGGTGTTGGCGAAATAGTTTTAAGTCCATACTACTATTTATATGGTGTTACTGTTTGGCTTCTGTGGTGTGGGAAGGCTTTTGGAACTCACTCATTTCCTCGATCAGGTGTATTTCACCACCACGACGAAGGTACTCTTTACCACCATCTACAAAGATTTTACCACAAGGGCAAAAAGCCAAGTGGTGTCGATGCACACTTTCCACAATAGTGTTACAGTTGCGGCATCTGGCCTTATTGCTAATAATGTTACTCATACTTTTTATATCCTGGTTCTAATATATTGGCTAGTGGTGTTTGATGCTCGTGCAAGAAGTCACAGATCTTGTCCAGCATCTCACGTTGGCCCATTAGGAACATTTTGTAATTTTCAGAAGTTGCGCCAATAGTATCTTGGCCTTTTAATTCCAGGTCGTGGCTTAGTTGATCAATGTGGCACCATAGTTCCATGGCGTCAAGATATTCCTTTTCCTTCCAGTCTGTCATAACTTCTCCTATTTAATTTTGATTATTTAGTTTTTCGATGTCGCCTTTAATAAGTCCATCTTCTATTAATCTAGCACAGGTTCTGCCAAAAAAGCCTTGTAGTTGCCAGGCCAAACCAGTATCTACTAACAGTTGAGCAGCCTCGAGGTAAGTTTCTTCGTCACACTCTTCGATGCCTTCCAAGATCATTACTGCGGTAAATGTATTCATATTATTCCTTTTCTATCTTTTCTAAAAGGTTTTGTATAGCGAGAGCCACATTTGGTCGCTGCACTATTTCACTGAAGTCGGCATTGGTCTGTATAAGCTCCAGCTCCTGTTTAATTAAGTTTACAATCCTTGCGGTGGCGGCTTCATAACCAGCCAGATAGTTTCCACAATCCTGCTTGCTTACAAAACCTGCGGTGTTGATGCAGTGTTCCTCGGCCAACTCTAATGGGTTTTTCATGTTACTCCTTACTTGCGTTTAAACTTATACTCCACACTGGCGTGCCTTCGCTCGTCATACAGGTTTGTGGCGTTTACTGTGTGCACTTCACCGACTTTATAGTAGTGGTAATCCGACTCAAGTATCTCTACGTTTACTATTGAGTTCCAACCACAATGGTTTCTGCGATTGGATTTGGTTACTACTCGCACTGTGGCTCCTTCCTTATCATGGAAGTTGCTTAGGAAATAGGTCTTGCCTACTTGTATCTCGGCATGGCGTTTGGCAACGGCACGTCTCATAGCTTGAACATTTAATCTAACCATAATTTACTCCGCAAGTGTGTTTTTAATGTGCTCCTCTAACCACTCTTTTGAGTTCCACTCTTCTTCGGTGCCGAATCGTGGTTTGACTCCTACAACATCCTTGTAAATGTTGATAAACTGTTCCTGAAGCAGTTGAATCTCGGTCAATTCGGTTCTCCAATCTTTCATAACTTACTCCAAAATAGTTAAAACATTATCCGAGTTGGTTCGCTCTTGATAGTCGGTACTAAAATTAACGTGATGCAACACCATTCGGTTGTTGGCTCGGGTCTGAGTAGGGTTATTGTATATCATAGTGATAGGCTTGTCCAGCTTAATGATATGATTGAACCCTCGAGGCTCGGTGATCGACTCGATAACAACCCCGGTGTAAGGCTTACCAGAGAATACACCCTCGACTTTGCGACCTACTAAATTGGTTTTGTACTGTTCTGTATTCATATTAATTAACCCAATAGTTAGTGACCTCAACACGATCAAGAAGTAGCTTCTTGGCGGCGTAATAGGCCTCAACACTACACTCACCGTTCAGCATAGCCACTTTGGCGAACCCTATGCACTTTAACACGTTCTCAGGAGTCCACTCAACACCGCACTTATCAATAAGGCTAGCGAACTTCTCGGCTTGTTCTTGAACACTCTTATTCATCTTAATACCTCACTAAGCACAAACACTATTACTTTGAGACTCAACACGAAGGCGACTTTCCAACTCATATCGTACACACTCAATAAACAGGCTTTTCTCAAGATCAGGATTAGTTTCACTTAAAGCCCAAAGAGTATAAAGGTCCTCGGTGGACATTTCACGGATCATTTCTAATTGTTGGTAACTAACTTTCATAACTATCTCTTTATCTTACTCTTACAGTATAATCCAGGAATGTAGTACCTGTCAATCCATAATTTTTACGAGGGTTCAATAATTTAATGGCTAAGTGAAAATTAAATAGCTAAGTAGTTGATCCAAAAACATAGAGGGGAAGCATACGAAAAACTCGTAGTAATAAAATAATCCAAACTTAGCTATTAAGTAATTGATCCACCGCCAAAATAATAGTTGTACCAAATATTGGTTGTGATATTCTGTTTTTTATGAATACACAAACATTTACACAAAATTCCATTGATCAGATTACCTGGCTTGATATTATACGATCAGGTCTGCAAAGTCTGGTCACGCTACACAATCTTAATGGTGATCAGGCTGGTGCGCATCGTGTTAGTAAAGAGCTTTGTCGTGTTATGGTTGAGCTTGAGCGCATCAAGGTTAGGCCTCGTAAAAGTAAGGCATAAATATATGTCTATGGAAACATTTAAACAGTACATTGAAGAGGAACACGCCCCGGTTTATGTGGTTGTTAGAAACAATCGTGTAGAACTGCGTCGAATGGGTGTTGGAAGTCCTGTAGCCACATTTGGTCAAGGTGCTGTATATGCTGTACTAACCGGCGACCATATCCAAGTTAATCTCAAAAATGGCAAAACCGTATTCTATAAACTTTCTGCTTCTGGAATGGGTGTTAGCGGACCTTATATAAAATAGACCAAAAATAATTGTTGACATATCCAGATCCACTGTGATATAGTGAATTTTATAGAATGTAACTTTTGAGGTAAATATGATTAGTCGCAATCAAATGTTGGATTATCTAAAAAACGGACGAGAAGTAACTGTAGAACTAACCAATGCACAGGTGGTGTCCGTCAAGAGCGAACTAAGACCAATTTCTCACTATCGTTGCGCTACTCTTACTAAGGTAATTGTGCGAGATGAGGTGCTAGGTTCAATATATTTTGGTGGCTTTAGTGATAAGCTCCGAGATATTAATTATGGTGATAAAGTCTCTCTAAAAGTAAAGGTAACTGGTGTTGGTGATGCTACAGAAAGGTATCCTGATCCAATTCTTTTTGCTAAGCCTCTTACTCGTAAGGGAGATTCTGTGAAAGTTGAGGCGCCATCCGCTCAGACTGAAGAGAATGATTTGTCGATTAATGTTTAATATAATGTAAATGGAGAATAATATGGTAATGGTAAATACTAATGCAACTGGTGTTTGGGGACGTAATGCTGCGGCTCGTCAACAGCTTGTTCGTGAGCTTGTTGAGCACTCTGGTGTTATTGTAAATCGTAAGCAGGTATTGGCTTTTATTGAGTCAACTGGTCGCACGATCAATGATGTTTCATGGTTGCTTAATGGTAAGCAGTTTCGTGCATCTCGTGGTCAGTACACACTGCAACCTCTTCTTGCTAGTGATGGTGCTAGTGCTGCGGAGCCAACTACTGCGTCTAACGTAGCGTAAACGAAAAGTCGGTTTATTTTAATACATAACCGACAGTGGCATTGCCCCTGGTGCCACAGGTGAAGGATTAATGTGTCATACCTCAGCATATTAACCACAGGGGCTTTTTTCTTTAGGTTTATATTATGAACTATTTGATCAGAGATTCTGAAACTGTTCCAAGAGCCAAAGATATATTTTACAATGGCGTCAATATAGGTTTTATATACTACAGCAATCTTGATCAGGGGTTTATAGTGCAGCCGGCCTGGGCCAACTATCGTGGGTTTTTTCATACGTTTGAAAAGGCCTGCGTTGAGCTTATATTTCATTATTGGACTAATTATCATACCGATACCTCCGTTTACTGCTAATACTACTGAACTGGTATAATCTTAAACTCTACAAAATCGTATGAGTAGGCATCAACGTCTCGATGCTTTTTGATTTGTGTTATGTAATAGTTACCTATTCTTGACACAAGGGGAACTTCCATCTCCTCGGCAATGCCTACTATACTTTGAATGTTTTGTTTTAATTCATCCAGTTTCTTCTTTAGATCTCTAACTTCTCGCTCGATACGTTGCCTTTCGGTGTCGTATAGAACGAACTGTTGAGCCATATCTTCGATCATAACCTTCATTTGCTTTTTGGACATTTTCATAACAACCTCTTTTCTAAAACTTGGATCACCCCGGCGTCTTCTTCAGCTCGGGGTGATCCTACACATTATCATATTATCCTCGGATAACAACCTCGTGTGGGTACCTAGATAACAGATTGGTCTGTTCCAGATATTTGGCTAAGGCACTATCCGATAGTTTACCAACTCCGGGAGATCCCTTGACTATTAGATCTCTCAGGGCTTCCTTGCCTCGTGATGATCTTAGATAGCTAAAGAATATCTCGTAGGCTTCTTTTCGACTTAACGCAAAGTGTGGTTTTACCCACTCACGCTGCCACTTTCTGTGTAGTGCTTCACTACGAGGCCTAATGGAGGGCTTTTGCGTCATTTCGATGGCTTCTTGATCCCATCCTTCTTGAGGCTGTGCGTAGAGCTTGGGTTTATTTTTACTACCTTTGGGTCTACCACGTCCTCGCTTTATTGGAACAAACTGTGTTTCATGTTGTTCTGTGTTTCTATCTTGCATATTTACCTCATCATTAATTCAAGCACTATTGCTTGCATAATTCTATTTTCGTCGATTCTTTTTGGTTACTCAAGCAAGGAATGTAAAAATTTTAACATTTTTTTGATTTCCTTTTACATGAGCCTATTTCGACGGTGTTTAATTTTTATTGCCGAGTTATAGCACTGTAGTGCTATACCAACATCTCCTCATGGTGCTCATCCTCCTTTGTTGTACAAGATGCTGTTCTATTTGCTACAGATACAACGAATACCGTTGACACTATAACAGATAGTGCTACAAGATTGCACTATAAACCTTTTGCTATAGGAGCAACTATGATTTACATCGTGTTTACAACAGAAGCCGCCATAGGCCACGTATTCAGTGAGCTACAGCACGCCTTGGAGTTTATAGGCAAAGGCATCAAATGGCATCGCATCGAGGTGTGGAACCATGATAAGAATCGCCTGTCCGGATTGCATTTCAGATAGTTAATAGCTAAGTAGTTGATGCGTCGTGGAGCAGTTGGCCTTTTTGTTGACTGCATCCACAATTTTAGTGTATAATATAATTATGACAAAAGATAAGAACACGCCCGATTTAACAAGTGCCAAGGATCTGCTGGCTCAACTAACTTATTTTGTAAGTTTGGCTGCCGGCATGAATTCTATTAATGACACTAAGACGGTTGCCGATTTGCTAACCGATGCACTGCGTACCTGCCACGAGCTTAATAACGAGATAGTAATTAAAGAGTTTACAGCGAGGTTAAACTAATATGAGTAAAGAATTGAGATTTCCAAAAGCCTTTGATCACTTATCTCTTGAACAGCTTGAGCGATTGCCTACTAAGGTAGTATTTGTGGAGCATGGTGCCATTTGCGGTGCTATGTATGACAACTTAGATCAAGCTGCGATACGACACAACGGCTTTGTAGGATATGCCGGCCCGTTTGCAGATAGATTAAACGGTGAGCTTTGTATTAGATTTGAAAGCAAGGAAGCCTGCGATAGGCTAAGTCAATAGCCTGAGGGTTTTATGCAAGATATTATCCTCAAGATTTTCATTATATACATTGGCCTAAAAAGCATGGTATTTGCGCCGCTCCTTTGGCTAGCCTATTGTTTAAATCGATCAGATAGTTAAGTCCGGGCCTACGAGTTTTTCGTAGTAAAATATTCCATAGTTATCTCATAACTTATTGTGATCCTATATTATTTGGCTATTGACAGGAACCCTATTCCTGGATTATACTATAAGAGTAAGATAAAGAGATAGTTATGAGTCATTCAGTAAACGATAAAATCCTTGATGAATTAAGAGACCTTTACGATATAGAAGCTAGGCTTTTGTCTAAGAAGGAAAAGTTAGCTAAGGAAAGATTCCACACCGACTGCGAGTTGATGGAGCTAGAACTTGAGTTGCAAGAGCTTGATAAGGAAATCAAGAAGTTGCGATACGATATTTTTTAATTAGGTGTTTTATGTACAGATATGTTGATGTTTTGGATATATTAAATCGGCATGAGGATTTTGATTCTAGTGCGTTCTTAGATGACCGTTGTGAGGTCAGTTGGGATCTTTATACTGATTTGTACGAACTTTGGGTCGAGGAAATGCCATACGGCACTGCTAAGGGTCGAGATGGTGATCCTTATGAATGGGTCTGTAACCGATTGTTTCAAGAACTTGGTGATTTAGTATAAGTGAGGTGTTGATTATGCATTATGTTCGTGAAGTTAAAGTTAGGTATACCAGAAAGATTAAAACCCGCACTGACATTAGGTCGGCTAGTGATGTAGCACACTTTGTCCGCACTAAGATCCTCCAAGACAACAGCAAAGAGCACGTTGTACTGCTTTGTTTGGATGGTAGTCATAGCGTAGCGGCTTACAATGTAGTTAGCATAGGCACAGCAACCTCCGCCGTAGTACACCCTCGTGAAGTGTTTCAAGCTGCTATACTAGCCGGTAGCGTTAGCATTATTCTAGTACACAATCACCCCTCCGGTAGCATAGAGCCTTCACCAGAAGATGTTAAAACCACCGAGATGA